TGGCCTAGCGACATTGCGTTTGACTCACGGGACTTGACAACGGTCATTAAAGTGCTTAACGAGGCAAACAAAAAACGGAGATAACGTGGCGGAAGTATCAGCAAAGATTGAGGTTGTCGGGCTTAAAGAAGCCTTGAAGACTCTTAACAAAATTGACAAATCTTTGCGCCGTGAAATCACCAAAGATTACAAGAAGATCGTTCAGCCTGTTATTGACGACGCCAACAAGCTTGTGCCCTCGAATGTCCCGTTGTCTGGTATGGCGCGCAATTGGAGCACTCGATCAGGGTTCAAGATGTTGCCGTGGATCCCAGGCATGAAGCAGAAGATCGCTGCCAAGATCAACACCCGAAACATCAAGGAATACGGTGGGAACAAGTCGAATGTCGGCACGTTTGTCATTCAATGGCAGGGCGCTACTGGCACCATGTTTGACACGTCAATGGAAGGGCCATTAGGTCGCGCTTTAACTGCACGTTATGGCAGTCGTTCGCGAGTAATGTGGAAAGCGTACGAGCAACGCCAAAGTGATGTCATGTCCGAGATGGAGCAACTGGTCAAGCGCGTCATGGATGAAGCGAACAGAGAGACCGCGTAATGGCAATTAATATCCCGATAATTTCAGAGTTCACGGACACGGGCGTCAAAAAAGCCATTGCCCAGTTTCGCCAACTAGAAAAAACGTCGGATAAAGCGCAATTCGCTATTAAGAAAGCAGCCGTTCCTGCAGCTGCGGCGCTTGGGGGTTTAGCCGTTGCCCTTGGTGATGCCACACGTGCAGCAATGGAAGACCAGCAAGAGCAGGCCGCGTTAGCGCTTACTTTGCAGAATGTGACGGGCGCTGGCGCTGCACAGACCGCGCAAGTAGAGAAGCAGATCAGCGCTATGAGTCGAGCATCTGGCGTTGCCGATACCGAATATCGCAAAGCGTTAGAAGCGCTTGTGCGCGGTACTAAAGATGTTGACCTTGCCATGAAAGACATGAACCTTGTTATGGATATCAGCACAGCGCTACAGATGGATAGCACGACGGTCGCCGACGCATTGGCTAAGGCTTATCAGGGCAACTTTAAGGCGCTCCGATCATTGAGTCCAGAGATGGCAACGATGATCAAAGAGGGCGCGACACTCAACGAAGTTATGGACGTGCTAGGCGGAACCTTTGGCGGGTCTGTTGCAGCAAACGCTGAAACCGCTGCAGGTAAAATGGCGATCTTTAAGAACTCAATTGCCGAAACTAAAGAAGGAATTGGCGCGGCGTTTTTGCCTGTGCTTGAAGCGGTTATCCCGTATATGCAAAAGTTTGCCGACTGGGCACAAAACAACCCAGAAGTATTTACTCGAATTGCAATTACCATCGGAGCCATTGCGGCAGCCGTAGTTGCGTTAAACATTGCTTTGGCTACCAACCCATTTATTTTGGCAACCGCTGCGGTAATCGGATTGGCTCTAGCGTTTAATAAACTTGTAGATGCAGCTGAGCGAATCAACAGCATTGGCGGTCTTGCAGCACGAATCCTTGGCGGACTTGCAATGCCAGTAATCGGCAACGTGGCAAGCATCATTGGTGGCTTGACTGACTTAATTCCTAGTGGCCCTGCCGCACCTACGCCTGCACCGCCAACTTCTCGCATACCGCGTCTGGCTGAAGGTGGAATTGTCAGCTCCCCCACTCTTGCTTTGATCGGCGAAGCAGGCCCAGAAGCCGTAGTGCCGTTAGATCGCATGAATACTGGCGGGGGAGTGACCATTAACGTCACAGGCGGGCTTGCCACAAGCGCCGAAATCGGTGAGTCGGTCGTTAACGCTTTGCGCGCCTATTCGCGTAGCGCTGGGCCATTGCAGTTGCAGGTGGCGTAATGCCCGGCACAGCAGTAGTTGATTCAGGCAACTATGACCTAAAGATTGCAACAGGTTTTCAGGTTGACGCATTTGTGTTAGATGATGCGCTCAAGGGCGTACTTGATAACACCGAATATGTGCTTGACGGAACGACCGAGTTTGCCGATGTCATAGACTCGACTATCAGCATCAATGTGCGGCGCGGTCGCCGTGACGTGGGCGATCAGTTCAGCGCCGGCACCATGACATTCACCATTCAAGACGTGGACGGCATTTTTAACCCGTTTGACCAAAACAGCCCGTATTACGACACCGCCGAATCAAAACCTGGGCTCGCCCCATTGCGCGCTGTGCAACTCATCCGTTACAGCAACACCAATGTGCCAGAATCATTGTTTAGCGGTTATGTCGTTAACTATGACTACAACTTTGCGTTAGGCGGTTTGGATACCGTGACCGTGTATTGCGCTGATCAGTTTTACCTGCTCGCACAAACCTATCTAAACGCTCTAAACGTAACGCCAGAAACATCAGGTGAACGCATAGAAACCATTCTTGACCTGCCAGAAGTTGACTTCCCAGCAGGCTCGCGAAGCATCGCCACAGGCACCGTAAACCTTGGTCACGACAGCGCCTACACCGTGCCGGCAGGAACAAACGTGCTGCAATACCTCACCCAAATTAACGACACCTCAGAGTTCGGCAGATTGTTTATGTCACGCGCGGGGGTCTTGACGTTCCAGTCGCGTGTGGGCAATACGTTGAGCGCTCCTACAGCAGAGTTTAAAGATGATGGCACAGGGTACAAGTTTGACGGTGTGGGAATCAGTTTTGAGGCCGACTCGGTAATTAACAGATCAGTCGTCACAGGCTTGGACGGCGACAGTTACACCGCTACGGACGCTGGCTCAATTGCTACATATTTTATTCAGACTTCAAGCATCACAAACAGCCTGTTGCATGATGCTGCCGAAATTCAATCTGCCGCCGAATACCTGCTTAACCCAGAGCCCGAACCGCGCTACACATCCGTGGCAACCAAATATCTGATGCTGACCACAGCCCAAAAAGACACCTTGGCAACCGTAGATATTGGCGACACGATCAGCATAGAAAAGACGTTTCCAAGCGGTACCGGCACAACCCAGTTGGCGCAAGAGTTATCGGTTGAAGGCATTGAGCATCGTCTGGATTTCAGCACAGGCCACAGCATCCTTTACAGCACCGCGCCAACAACCATTGTTTATGAGCTGATATTGGATGACGCCGTGTATGGCACACTCGACGCAGAGAATGTTTTAGGATAAGGAGCATTATGGGTCTTAACGCACAAACAGCAGTACCAGTTTTTACCGCTGGTCAGGTCTTGACCGCCGCACAAGTAACACAGATCAACACAGGCATACCAGTCTTTGCAACGACAACGACTAGAGATGCAGCGTTTGGTGGCGCAGGTGAAAAGACACTTGCACAGGGCCAGTTTTGTTATCTTGAAAGCACAGGCAAATTGCAGGTTTACACAGGAAGCAGTTGGGCAAACGTGGGAACACAAACAGAGGTAGCAAGATTTACGGCTAGCGGCACTTGGACTGTTCCAACTGGCGTAACTTATGCAATCGCCTACATAACAGGCGGCGGCGGTGGTTCAGGTGTCGGCGCTGCAGGTGGTACAGGCGGAACAAGTAGCGTTGCATTTGCTGGCGGTACTGTTTCGGCTAACGGTGGAGTTGGTGTTGGTACTATTGGCGCATCTGTTGGTCAAGCAATGGCAGGAACAGCAAACAGCGGACAAGGCGCAGGCATAAGCGCATTTAGTAGCGGTTCGTTCTACGCAGAAGGCCCAGGCAAAGCGCAAGACGGCGCACTAATTACCGCTGGCGGTGCAGTCACCGCTGGCGCGTCAATCACGATCACAGTCGCAGCAGGTGGCACAGCAGGCACAAGCGGCGCTGCTGGTGGTACAGGTTACGTTTACATCGCTTATGAGGTTTAAGGAATTATGGCAACTTACGCACAAGTAGAAAACAACATTGTTGTAAACACCGTTGTGGCTGACGCTGCATGGATTGCTGAACAACCAGGTGAATGGATTGAATTTGATGCAGAACACCCATGTTCTATTGGTTGGGCTGTAGAAAACGGCGTTTGCGTTTTGCCACCACCGCCACCGCCACCACCTAGCGAATAATGAAATGGCGCGCATTACTGGGGTACGCGTTACTAATCGCAGTAGTGATGTGGGGTTGTAGTGGTTGCACCATTAGCAAAACTAATGTCGAATACAAATGCTTTACTAAAGCCAGTTGTGACTAAAACACCCGAACAACACCACGCAGGCCTAATCGTATTTGTTGGCCGCATTATGGCAATTTGCTTTGCGTTCACCATTATTGCATTTATCTACGGCATCTTGTTCGTTGACCAACCTATGGAACAAGCCCCTACAGATGCCCAGATCATTGACTTGCTATCAACTTTGTGCGTATTCCTGACAGGCACATTGTCCGGCCTTGTTGCTGGCAACGGGCTAAAATCAAAAGCAAAGGAGCCGACCAATGAAAGCAAATGATAAAGCCCTGCTCGCCTCTTATGGGCGCTCGATGCTGGCCGCTGTAGTTGCATTAGCAGTAACAGGCAACACCGACCCATCCGCACTATTGGCAGCTGCAATTGGCGCGGTCTGCCCAACAGCGTTGCGTTACTTCAATCCTAAAGACATGAAGTTTGGCCGTGGCAACAGCCAAAGTTAACCCGAACGCACGGCCTTACACAGGCAACAGCGACGGCGCATCAGCAGGCCCACGTTCCGGCATGAACGAATGGATAAAGCAAGCGCTCGCCGTATCTAATGGCGCGTTTTGGAATAACGGGTCTTGGGGTGTGCGAGACATGCGCGGCAACCCTGGCTCATTATCAGTTCACGCAACTGGTAGAGCTGTTGATTTGTCTTATCGCAAATCAGAGCGACATGAAAACGCCAGTCGTAAAGGCGCGTTGGAGTTTGTTGACATTGTTGTTGCTAACGCAAACACGCTTGGCGTTGAGTGCATCTTTGACTATTTTCCTGCACCTTACGGGCGCGCGTGGCGTTGCGATCGTCAGGCTTGGAAGAAATACAGTAAGCCAACAATTCACGGCGCCCCAGGTGGGGATTGGCTACATTTCGAGATCACGCCACAAGCTGCAGACTCGGTAATCTTCGTAAAAGCCGCATTCTTAAAGGTGTTCGGGGAAATCCCACCTAAGGCTTGATCTATGTTCTAGGGTCGGAGTACCGACAAAAGGACAGGCAATGACTGACATCCAG